GTGCCAATAGATATATTGCCAACATTGTATCCAGTAGATCCTACAGTAGTAACTAAAACTGATTGAATTTCTGTGTATGTATGAGTTGTATTAACAGCAGTTTGCCCATTTAGAGTTACTATTTCTGATACTTCATTGCCTGTAGAGTTAATGCCTAAGATAGAAATAGTTCTAGCGCCAACTCCAGCAGATGTATCTGAAGTGCTTGTAGAAGATACAGTCATTATTGTTGGTGTAGTTATAAAAGTATAAAGTCCACCAGCAGTCCAAATAGTTTCTTCTGTATTAGCATCAATATCAGGGTTATATCCAAAGATATGCCTAATCTGATGCCCTCTGATTTGGCTTCTAGCTACCTGAAGTTTAAATTCCTCTGTTTTATTCCATTTGGATAAGGAATCATTTACCTGAAGATTCATTTTTTTATGAAGAATCCAGCAATATAAGTAATGATGCCACCGCCTACAGAAGCTACACCCATAAGCGCCCACAGAGATCCCTTAGATCTTTCTGCCATAGCAAGTAGCTTTTTAATATCTACTTCCATTGCATCTACTTTTTTTTCCATCTGCTCAAATTGCGCTACTAGCTTGCCATATTTGTATGGATCTAAGAAATCATCAGCCATGATTATGCTTTCTTTTTTACAGTTTTCTTTACCGCTACTTTTTTAGCAGCAGGCTTCCTAGTTGCTCTTTTTACAGCAGGCTTTATTTTAGCTTCCTGTTCTAATTCTGCAAAGAATTTATCTAGATCAACTGCATAGGATTTGTAGTAGCCAAATTTGGCGAATAACCATTCAATCATTTTTATTCCTTAGATGGAAAAGAAAGATTTAGAGCTGCTAATTCTTCTACAGTAGTTACTCCAGCAATAGCAGTTTCCAGATCATCTAGAGTTGCTAAAACATCAGCGCGATAAGTAGTAATATCAGCAGGGATCTCGATTGCTCTTTCAGCTTTGCGAACTACAGCCCAATCAGTTTGCAAAAGAATTGTATAGGCAGTATTGCGAACTTGAGCAATAAAGTTAGATTTCAAGCCTTTAGTAACTAATCGCTTATCGCTGTCTACCATGACTGGATTCTCAGGGTCTGTCTTGTCTAATACTTTGACATACAAAGGCTGACCATCTTCGTCTACTTCTTCTTTATCTTCCAAAGCCTTTGGTAAGTCCTTAGACCAGTAGAATCGATTGTCAAAGTATTAGACAAGACAGACCCTGAGAATCCAGTAATGGTAGACAGCGATAAGCGATTGGTAACTAAAGGCTTGAAGTCTAACTTCATTGCTCAAGTTAAACAGACTGCTGGCTCTATCCTAGCTCATACTGATTGGATGGTAACTCGCAAAGTTGAAAGAGATGTAGCTATTCCTGCTGAAGTAGTAGCTTACAGAGCTTCTGTAGTTGCTAAAGCTGATGAATTAGAAGCTAGTATCTCTGCTGTTACAACTGTAGAGCAGTTAGCTGGTTTGGATCTATCTTTCCCACAGGAGTAATTAAATGGTGGATGAAGCCAATATTAGCCAAACAGAAGCTAGACTAAACAGCCATGAAGCAGTCTGTGCTGTTCGCTATGAAGCTATTAATGCTCGCTTAAAGCGATTAGAGCAAATCCTTATGGGTACTGCTGGCTTCATCATCATTACACTTCTAACTATTACACTAAAGCTATGAGAACAATAAGCTACTTACTTCTTGGGCTACTTATCGGTGGCTCAATGGCTGTAGCAATGGCTCAACCGATTGTTACTGAGTCTACTAGCAAATCAGAGACAAAGGTAGAGTCTCCACCACCTTCTGCTATCTCTCCTAATATCACCACTATTAACAATAAGAACTGCTCTACTGGTATCTCAGGAGCAACTCAGACACAGATCCTTGGTATCTCTTTTGGAGCTACTGTTAAGGACTCTAACTGTGAAATGATTGTTAAGGCTGAGTCATTGTTTATGATGCAGATGAAAACTGCTGCTGTATCGGTGATGTGCCAAGACTCTGCTATCTGGTGGGGTATGTGGGATGCTGGTACTTATTGCCCTGTAGATGGCATGGTAGGGGTTCAAGCTAAAGATTACTGGCTTGCTAACCCTAAGATGATTCCAGACCGACCAAAGATTAAATGAAGTGGCTGGTAGCCTTTCTAGCCTGTATTGGCATAGCACAGGCACAAATCATTCAACACCAAATATCGGATGATGGCTATGCTAGAGTTCCACTCCAGTTTGCTTTTCCTTACTATGGTCGTGTCTTTACTGAATCTTATATGTTCAGCAATGGTGTTGTTGGCTTCCTCAATCCGACAAATTCTTGGTGTTGCTCAGGATTTGACCTAAGAACTAACAATGGCACTCCTTTTAGCTTTGCCATCATGCCTTTACAAACTGATCTTCTTAACTACTCAGGTCGGTTCTTAACTGAAGGCACACCCCAATATCAGCGATATGTCTGGGAAAATATCTCAGAGTTTGGAATCCCACAGAATCTTAATACCTTTGGTGTAGAGATTAGACCTAGTGGCTATATCGGTATGCACTATGAACAGGTTAATATCAGTCCTTTTAGACCTGTCACTATCGGTAGAACTGGGGATGTCGGTGAGTTCCATCAGTATTATCATGGAGCTGGCTTTACACAAGGTAGCTTCAACCATATAACAGAATCAACTGGTGATGCCTGTCTATTCAATCCTTTACACAATTCTAGCTGTGTAGGATACCAAGAAGCCTATCTAGCTCAACAATGCTCTATAAGCTCTCTATACAGCCCACAATGCCCTAATTATCAACAGGCATACTTTAATCAGCAATGCAGTATTAATGCACTCTTTAATAGAGATTGTGAAGGCTATGCACAAGCCTATGCTTTAGCCAATGTCATTGCTCCTAGCGCACCTGCAACTGTGGTCATTGCAAGCGAGCCACAGGTGGTCGCAGATCCTGTAGTAAACCAAGCTATTGCAGCTCCTTCTCCTACAAGCCAAACTAGTCCTACTAGTGTTATTGCTAGACAAACTGCTTCTAGTCAGGCAACTAGTCAGATAACTAGTCAGACCGAGAAGAAAGAGGAAAAGAAGGAAGATAAGAAAGAACACCCAAAAGCACAGATTAAAGCTCCAGTTAAAACAGAAGCAAAGACATCTGATGCTCCTGTAGTTGTAGATAGACCAATTCCTCAATCACCTCAGATTGTGGATTTGTTGTACCTACAGATTGTCAAGAGACCTATTCAAGACAATGGCAAAGCATTTTACTTTTTAACAAAAAACAGTCAAATTAAGCATGAGGAAATGGTAGATGGACAATATCGAAAAAGAGATTAGTGTCGGTGGTTTTAGTTTTAAACTAACGAATAAGCTAATGGTATTAGTTATAACTATTGCACCTGTGGTCGGTGGTGCATTTTGGGGAGCTTTCGAGTTCTATAACGACTATATGAGCATGAGATCTGCCATTAAAAACTATGTCAGCCCTGACTTTACAGAGTATGACAAGAAGCTGGCATTGATGGAAGAATCCACAGCCAAGGTCAATGATTACACTAGAGACATCAAGAATGATATTAAGAATGATGTCCGCAGACTTGAGAAGGTAGTTGAGCAAGTCGAGAGAGATGGCAAGCAGCTATCTAGAGAAGTAGACAAGGATCTAAGAGAGATGCGAAAAGAAGTAGATAACAAGATTAAGCGAGCCTTAGATAACCCATTATCAAATAACTAGGAGTAGGTATGTTTTCATTGATTTCAACACTAGGCGGTCTATTGGTATCAGGTCTGCCAAAGCTATTAGAGTATTTTCAAGACAAGTCAGACAAGAAGCATGAGCTAGAGCTTGCTCAGATGCAAAGAGAGAGAGAGCTTCAGATGATGGAAAGAGGCTTCTTAGCCCAAGCCAAAGTAGAAGAAATCCGCACAGATCAGGTAATGATGCAGACTGATGCAGAGATGACTAAGGCTGCCTATGCGCATGATGCTAAAGTCCTAGAGAGAGCTGCTCCTTGGGCTTCTACCTTTGTAGCAACAGTTAGACCATTGGTGACCTATTTGTTTGTAGCTGAGTTGTTCATTATCAATATCGGTATGGGTATCTATATCTTTAATCATGGCACTTTGATTACCAATGTTGATGATTTTATCAAAGCTACAGATATGATTTTCAGCGAAGATGAGATGGCTATGCTTGGTGCTATTATTGGCTACTGGTTCGGTTCTAGAGGCTGGTCTAAGAAATGAATGTAAGCGAGAAGTGCTTAAAGATGATTAAGCATCATGAAGGAGTCAGGACTAAGCCTTATCAATGTCCTGCTCTCCTCTGGACTGTGGGTGTCGGTCATGTCATTGACCCTAACCATGCCAGAGTACCCATTGCTGATAGAAAGGCTTTGCCTATACCTGCTGGGTGGGACAGGACTCTATCAATGGATGAGGTAGACGATATTCTCCAAAAAGACCTAGCTCGCTTTGTGGCTGGGGTTCTTAGGTTATGTCCAGAGACAGCTAACAATCAAAACCATCTAGACTGCTTGGTGTCATTCTCATTTAATGTCGGACTAGGCAATCTGCAAAGAAGTCAGGTTAGACAGAAATACAATCGAGGTGACTATGAAGGTGCTATGGATGAGCTTTTGACATGGAATAAAGCTGGTGGTAAAGTCCTCAGAGGATTAGATAACCGAAGAAAAGATGAGAAAGCCTTATTTTTGTCATAATTAACTAGGATACTAGGCAGATGAAATTAGTAACTCCACCAACTGTTCAAGCGGTATATGAGATGTTAATTTGTCTGCCACCTTTTAATCGGTGGAATCTACCACCATCTAAACAAGTAGGATTTGAAGTCCATAAAGATCCTACCTGCTTGGGTGAATACGAGCCAGAACCCCATGTCATCAGGATCTCTGAGGCTAAGAATGGGCATCTGGATACTGTTGTAAAAACCGTAGCCCATGAGATTATTCATATGAGGCTATACCTAAAGGGTAATAAAAACTGGGACAAGCATGATGCTACCTTTAATCAGCTATCCCATAAAATTGCTATTACTTTAGGATTTGACCCCAAGGAACTATGAGCATATCTGACGAGTTATTTATTGCAACTTGGGCTGAGTTGCAAAGTCCACAAGCTGTAGCTGATGCCCTAAACCTAGATATTAGGGGTGTTTACAGGAGAAGAAATGGTCTTGTAAATAAAGGCTTTCAGATGCCTACTACAAATAAAGCAGGTCATAAACTTATTGTAGACAAAGAGAAGCTAAAAGAAGATTTAGACAGAAGATTAGCTGAAGTTCGTCATTCAGTCCGCAGAGGTATCGCAATGGAGAAGGGCAGAATCATAGTGTTCTCTGATGCCCATTTCTATCCTGATGATGAGACTACAGCCTTCCGAGCTTTGTTAGAGTGCATTAAAGAGTTCAAGCCAGAGGTGATTGTTTGTAACGGTGATGCCTTTGATGGTGCATCTATTAGCCGACATCCTAGAATCGGATGGGACTCTAAGCCTACAGTCAAGCAAGAGCTAGATGCAGTAACTGACCATATGAACCAGATTGAGTCAGCATCAACTTTCAAGTCTAATCTTATCTGGACTCTTGGCAACCATGATGCTCGCTTTGAGACTTTCCTAGCTGCCAATGCTCCTCAATATGAAGGAGTGCAAGGCTACTCATTAAAAGACTTCTTCCCTACTTGGCAACCTTGCTGGTCTTTCTGGGTGAATGACCATACTGTAATTAAGCATATGTGGAAGGGTGGATTCTCAGCAGGTAGAGCCAACTCACTAAATGCTGGTGTCAATATGGTGACAGGTCATACCCATAATCTAGCAGTTCAGCCTTTAACAGATTACAAAGGCACTAGGTATGGTGTGCAGACAGGTATGCTTGCTAACCCCAATGGTGAGCAGTTTGTGGACTACACACAGGATGGATGCAAGGACTGGAGATCTGGATTCGCTATGCTAACCATAGACAGAGGTCAGCTACTTATGCCTGAGTTGGTACAGGTATGGGATGAAGAAAAAGGTGAAGTTCAGTTTAGAGGGAAAATCTGGGGTGTATAGGTAATTACCCCTAGAAAATAGATTGCAACTGCTACAGCCTCTACAATCAACAAAGCATAGTCCCTGTATAGGTAGCCTTGGACTGTCCACAGAAAACTGCCTACAAGCCCAAATAATAGGTTTAAAGGGTATATATTGAGACTAGTCAGGGCTATACCTATCAAACACAGTATAGTTCCTGACCATCTAATCATTTTTGGTTAGCCAAATACTCAGCCATAGTTTTTCTAATGGCTTCTCTAACTACTGCTAATTCTTCTTCTGATAGGGTAAAGTCTTTTTCTAGTGTCATTTCTTTTTAGCCTTTTTAACTGGGTTTTGAAGTTGTCGGTAAATCATTAATAATTTGTGAACTCTGTCATCCATTTTGGACTCTATATCGTTAAGAATATCTGAGGCTGCCCACAATGCACCAGAGTCATCACCTAAAGCTCTTTCTGCGCAGATGGCAATTATAGACTGACAACTATTTACTTTACAGCTCAATTGTTCAATTTCATTGACCTGACCCCAAAAGTCCTTCATTAGTTCTTCATTCATCTTCTAAATAACTCCCTTAATAAAATTTCTGCCTCAATCACAGTATCTCTGTGTTGTTTTTTTACAACATATCCACCATTAGCATTTCTTGCTTTCAAAAGTTCATACAGTCTATCTGCCAAATCTATAGGATCAATAATCATGGTCTTAGCCTTTGGCAACTGTATGGGGTAACTCCTATACGAAACACTCCCATAATTGAACAGTCTTGAGCAATTGTGTAGTAAGCACCAAGCCCACCAACACTATTCCCAATGACAAAAATAATAAATAAACCCAAGA